TCGGCTAACGTTGGCGTAAACGGACTTGACACGGGTAAAGAGTGGTATTTTACCTACAACAGCAACACGGTATCCGAGGATAGTTCTGAGGCCGAATTAACTGCAGGATCAACGTTGGAAGTGACCTATTCCGGGTTATATCCGATAATTGCCGTTATAGATGACCCGGCGCAAATATCCGCGCGGCAAGCCGTTGAAACAGGCACAAGCGGCATATATGAAAGCGTTGTAACAGAAAAATCAATCAACGAAAATAACCAGGCAATAGAATATTCCGAGGGATTGATTTTAAAATACGGTATTATTCCGTCAATTGTGACTTTTGACACGGAGGTTCCGGGACTTCAAGCAGGACAATTATTACCGATACAAAAATCGCTTTACGGAATAAACTCAAGTTTCTTAATTGATTCTGTCCAGATATCAGCGGCAGACAGCGGTACTACAAATTACTTTGTAAGATGCCTTGACGGTTCTAGTCTCGGCGGATGGGAAGAGTGGTTTAAAGAATTGTTAAAAGGTAATAGGGAATTTGTTATTAACGAAAACGAGGTTGTTATTTTGCTGAATGTCCAGACCGAAAACGAGAGTTGGGCGGGTGAAATCACGGTAATAACTACCACCCCTCTTTACCCGGCTGAGGATCTTTATCCGAGCGAAACGCTTTATCCCGGAACCGCGACGGGGTTGGAGGTGCTGAATGATTAATATTAAAAAGTCTGCAGAGGAAATGGCATGGTCGGGCATCTGGGAGATTGACATTAAATCTGCCGGGACAATAAAAAAAGAGATAGTCAAAAACCGGGTTATGAACGCCGCGCTTGAAGAGATAGTCAAACCTCTTGCGGGCGCAACTCCAAATATTGAGATTAAATATCTCGCAGTTGGCACGGGTACAACGGCGGTTACCGATAACGACGCAACATTAGCCACTGAAATTTTCAGGACTCCGGACACATCACTTTCCGCAAATGCAACCGGACAAGTGACGAGCCAATTTGTCATTTTGAAAACCGAAGCAGTAGCGACGATAGAGGAAATCGGAATATTCGGGGGTGCATCCGCTACGCTGACGGCAAATGTCGGAATCCTGATAAGTAGAATTCTATGGCATCACGTAAAAACAAATAGTGAAGAGATAAGTTTCAGAAGGATTGACACGGTAACGAGGGGTTAAGGAGGAATCTGCATGGCACTGGGAGATTATACAAAAACCGCATATGTAAGCGGAACCACGCCTGCAATAAATGCTACTAATCTAAATAACAACGAGAATAAAACAAAGGAAATCGATACGGCAATGCCTACCTTACAGACAAGTGTATCTGCGAACGCCACGGCAATTTCAACATTGCAGACAGACACTATAATATTAAAAAGAAAATTATATATGGGGGTGATTTGATTGGCTGATACTTTTAAAGTTATCGGTTCCGGGACTCTGACAACAGCGAATGCAACGCTTGCCACAATAACGGCAGGAGGCACGTTCTTTGTTGGGTTTCTGTCTCTCGCAAATAAAGCAACGGCAGATGCTACATGCTTTATAACGTTTAATAGTATCAATGTCGTTCCGGGGAAAACAATTACCGCAAAGGATGCAATATTCCCACCGGTTCAGGGCGCGGTCGTTACGGCAGGAGCAACCATACAAGGTTATTCCGGAACAGCAACGGCGATAGATTATTACATTTGCGGTGATGAAACCACTTGAGGAGGAGTCGATATGAAAAAAACGTTGTTTGGTAATCTGGATGCATTTAAGCTTGGAAATTATTCACTTAATGGGCCTGGAGGGAAAAAATCAGCAAGCGGATCGCTTAATGTATCAGGCTCAGGAACCTTTACTTATGCGGATGGAACGGGTGGAATTGGTATGAATGCCATAACTGTTTCGGTCTTAAATTTTATTGCAACCAAAATAATTTATATTTGCCCCGTTAAAGGATCTGTTGGTGTTTATAATGCAGAACAGCCAATACTTTCAGGTTATTCATTGGGGAAGATAGCTGTATCAAATACTTATAATTCAACTTTTATTCAAAATTCATATTCGGCTACATTAAGAAATTTTCAGCTCGATGGAACTGAAGCATACGTAAATGCAACAGGCTTTAAACTTCCCCATCCGACAAGTTCTGGTGATTTATATTATTGGTGGGCCTTTGAATAAAACCGAGAGGGGCCAAGGTACTGGAATACCCTGGCCCAAAGTTACTCACGGTGACGGGTGTCAACCGTGAGCATAAATAATTTACCAACGAAAGACGGGTGCAAAACATGCCAAATGAGATTATCATAGCTGGAATTGCTTTTTTGGGAACACTGGTCGGGACCGGGGGCGGCATAATCATATCAAGCAAATTAACGACATACAGAATCGGACAACTAGAGAAGAAGGTCGAGAAACACAACGACCTGATCGAGCGCATGGTTGTTGTTGAACAATCAACGAGAGCTGCACACCATCGGCTTGATCACATGGAGAAGGAAGTTGAGGCGATATGAAAATCATACCCGGAAAGTACAAAGAGGAAAGGAACTGGCAACCCTGGCTTAAGTTCAAGTATCCTCACGGCAGTAAATTAAGTCTTGTATTCCTCTGGCGGCTGGCAGCACTCGCACGTGATTTTCGGCAGATTATGGACGGTCTATTAGGGTACAGGGACGTTCAAGAAACAAAACGCCTCTACGAGGCAGACAAGGCACTTCACGGGGGTGTACCCTCAGGCAAGGTAGCAACACCGGGGACATCCTGGCACGAATGCAATCTTGCGGTGGATATGGACGGTTCATTCTGGGAAACGACATCTAAATCTCTATGGCTTTGCAAAGACAGGTTACATCAGCAACTTAATTTATACGGCCTCATGCTTCCGCTTAATACCGTTGATAGCCCTTCCGTTTTGGAGTGGTGGCATTTACAGCCTATCGAGACAAACGGCATACCCGGAGCAAAACGGGCGGCATTTCTGGACAAAGACGATTTGATTTACGGAGATGATAACATGATTGATTTGAGACTGTTCCAAGACGCGGCACAGGAAATAGGTGTATACAAAGGCGTAATCGACGGTAAAAACGGGCCTATGACCAAGGCGGCAGCGCAAGAGTTTTTACTGATTATTCAACAGATTTTAGGGCTTCCGGACGTACAGAAATTACAAAAACAAATTGATCAAATCAATAAAATACTGAAAGGAGAATAACCATGGAACAGAACAGATGGAAGAGTTGGGCATTATGGCTTTCAGTAGCCGCCCTTATCGCATTTGTATCCAAGACATTTTTCGGATACGAGATTCCGCAGTTTGACACGCTGGTTAACATGATCTTGGTTGTGCTTGCCGGGTTCGGCATCATAAACAATCCGACAAGTAAAAACACACTTTAGCCTATCCGCTTTGGCGGATGCAGCAAACCCCGGAATTAACCGGGGTTTTTATAATTTCAGCACGAAAGGTTTCTTTTCATCATTCCAATATTTTGTTACGCCCCAAATAAATAATTTTTCTTGATCACATTTATTGTAAATTATGATGATTTTACCGCTTGCCCTGCTGTCTTGAGTAGCCACTCGAAAGCCGAGATCGATGATAAAAAGAAATGTACCGGAAGGAATGATGGAGGGATCGGTTCCCACATATATAGACCCGGCGTGTTCGTTCTCAAGGTCTGTTTTGACCAAAAAATACCCGGTTGGAATGGCCCTAATCGGCATTTCTTCAAAAATGGTGCTCGCCGTAAATGGCGCAACATATAAACCTTGATCTGCCTCTTGTTTTTCCCCGTTATCCTTGATCGATAAATATATCAGCAAACCTATTAATATTGTTTCAGTTAAAATAAGTGCTATAATAAATTTTTTCATATTCGTTTCCTTTAATATTTAAACGACTGAGGCTTGGCTATTATGAATATATGATAACGTAGCCGCCATATTTTTTGCAGCTTCGAAATTCAACTTATACATTATTGAATCCTTTTTTGTTTCTGTGCTTATAAAGTTCACAATTATTTCCGGACAATATAAATTATTCACTCTGATGCGCAACTGCAACACCCTGCACGTGTTGCTTATACTTTTTTTACCCGCACCTCCAACAACAGCACCAACCACACCGAAAAGTAATCCTCCCACTAAGGCACTTCCAGCCCTTCCTTTTGCTATACTATTACCATCTTCATAAACCTCAAACTCGGTTAGGTCGCTATAGCTAAAAATTTTAACCTCGTCGTTTTTCCTGGTTTTGATTGCCCATTTCTTGTTTGTGTCATCGACATAAAGGGCAATATCCCCGAATTCCGTCTTTTTACTGACCAAGAAATTAATGCTTTGCAGATGTGCTAAGTATTGCTCATTTCCTTCTTTTGTATTTTTCGCGGAAGCCACCGCAGCTATTATGATAATTATAAATATTAATATAATGACAAATAGTGCCATGTTCACCCCTCCAAATATAAGTTTCGGCATTTTTAATATACCTCACCTACATTTTCCCACACCAAAAGAACTATGTCAATACAGAGCTTTAGTCCTATATTGACATAGGTATTTAGGGCAAGTTTGTGCTAATTAACCAATTGTAATCGCACCGTAATAATAAACGTG